ACGTTGCATGATTTCTTGTGCGCCTGTGTATTTGTGTGCTGCTACCAACACTGTAGCATCTGGCACAAACATAGCATACCATAACAAATAGCCAGCGGCTGATGTTGATTTACCAGTTTGGCGTGGCATCAGGCTGATACTAAATCTATAATTATGGTAGGTATGTATTAATTTCTTTTGGTATTCAAAAGGTTGATACAGCATACGTCCCTGTACCGGATGCTGAATATAAAAGAAATTACTCATAAAATATTCAGGTCCCGTTGTAGGATCAGCGCAGGCCATGAACTCACGCACCTGCTGTTCACTAAATGTTTCAGCGGTGTGAGGTTTTTTGATTAGGGTATAATCTAAAGGCTTGCTCATACTTGTACTTAGCAGAGCTACTTTTTGTCTACTGGTTTCTCGCCTGTCATATAGGGAAGACTAAACCATAGCTTAAACCACTCGGGTGTACCAGGTCGGATATTGTGTTCACGCTCTAATCTACGTTTTTCAGTACCGGTGTGGCTGATGTTTATACCTTCTAACTGCTTAGTGCTTGTGGTTGTTGGAATACCTGCCAACTGTTGAAGATTACGTAAATCACTATCTGCTATAAAAGCATCAGGGACTTGTTCTTCTGGAACAAAATCCCTGCTACGAAACACATAAGGTTTCACTTTTTCGCTTTGTCTTTGAGCGCCTTTTTCATTGGCTCTTTTTTATCGCCATCTTTATCCATGTCTAAGAAGTCTGGCTTCTTGCCTTTGGCTTCAGCAACAACTTTGAATTCAGCTAATGCTTCTGTTAAGCGACGTTCAATCGCAGCAAGTTCTTCAGCTTCGCGCATGGCCATTGGATTGTCTCCTTGGCGATAACTATGCTGGTGCATGCTCTTAGGACGATTTAAATCTGTGCCCTGCGACATTTGTACTTCCATACCTTGTACTTCAGGTTCTGGTGTATTAGCATAGGCTTCTTCCATTTCTGCGTCATGAGCAGTAGAAGCGCCTACACCACTTAGCTTTAGTAACTGTGCTAATTGTTCTGCTGCTTGCCCTTGTGCGGTTACTGTAAGGCTCTTATGACCGGTACGAGTATCAGTGCTAGCGTTAATGTTCATGCCTGATTCTTCTTGAGCACCCATGGCCTGATCATAACATTCTTCAATTTGACGACTTTCGTCTTGTTTTTTGCTACGTTTCCATGCTGTGGCATACAGTACTTCAAGACCTTTTTCTTTGCCATACTGCTTGATAAAACGTGCTTTGTTGCTCTTGATCCAATCTTCTTGACCAGGGGCAGCCTTTTCATCAAGTTGGCTTTCTTCTACTGTTTCTTTAGTAGCTTCCTCGTCCTCAGATTCTTCATCTTCAGACTCTTTGACTTGATACTTTTTGCCATCAACTTCAAACTCTTTGGCACCTGCTGCTTTGGCCTTAGCTAACGCACCAGAGAACTCATTGCCCTCTTCTGTTTTTTCTTCGTCTACTTCTTTAGTGCTTTCCGTAATACGGTTCAAACTCTGAAGTAGTTCAGCGATGTCCTCGCTGGCTTTTTTCTTAGCACGTTTTTCAGCTGTTTTAGTATCAGAATCCTTACTGGTATCTTGACCTGGTAAATCTTTTTTGGTATACTGAGTACCTTTATCGGTTTTTTTGGCCATGTGCCCTGTGCCGGTTTCTTTTTCACCAGCAGGCTTGCTGTCTTTTTTGTCCTTGCCAAAATAGTATTCCATATCTTCTTTGCTGGCTTCGTTAAGCTGACTACGGCCTGCGCCGATAGCATCTAGCTTGCCTAAAATCTTTACCAGATCCATATTACTTTCCTTTACGTGGTGAGGGGATTTTGTTACGTGTACTGCCTACTGGACTTAGTGTACCTTGTGGCATTAGTGTATCTCGAGCTTTTTCCATTTTCTCGGCAAATTCATACTGACGTGTTTGTAATTGCTTTAACATGCTTTCTGTACGGTGTGTGCCTACTAGATCTTGAGCACTTTCAGCTTCCATGTTTGGTTCGGTTAACACACTACCATCTTTGGATTTCTTCGGAGCTGCTGCGGGTTCACGCTGCTGTTCCTCTAGGCGTGTACGCACACAAACACTACGCAATGGTAAATTCAATGCTTGTGCTACTGTGGTGCGAATCTGCTCAGTGATGGTAGGATACTTTACAGTAACATCAATCATGTGTACTTCACAAGGGCCCATACCAGCAAAGTCTGCGTGTTCTTGTATGGGTAAACGACGAGCAGTGCTGATGTTTTCTACTACATACATGGCCAAGGCAGATTCGATACGCTGCTTGCCGTCGGCATCTAGGTCGCAACCAGCTATACGAATTACAAATTCATATAGTGGGCGAATTTCCATTAGATATTCTGTAAAGTGTTTCATCGCAAGATCCTAATATTGTATATTTAGTTAGTCGGAGGCTTTTTTACTGTCTAGTATCTGCTTGAGTAGAGCATTACGGTCCAAGACTACTGCTTGCCCTTCTAGAGGAGGTGGACCACCGTCGCGGTTGGCAGTTTGATCTAAGCGCATTTTTTTCAATTGTAGATCAATCATTTTTAATTTTTTATCTATCTTGGCCTGCTTGGCTGTGATAGCATGACCTAATAACACTCCAGCAGTTTGTAAGATTTGACCACTGAATCTGGCTTCTACATTCATGCCTAGATCCATTAAGTCTTCAAACTTTTGTCTAGCCATGTTAGATAATTCATCTAGTTCTTGGTCGGCACTGTCTAAATCACGTACTTCTGGCAAGGCATTATCTATGCGCTCAATGATGTCATTTGCTTCTGATAACTCGGCTTGATTATGCGCTATAACTTGTTGAATGTCTGGTGTTTCTGCTACCAGAGGTTCAGGTAAATTAAATAATTCTTCTAGTTTACGTGTCATTATATGCTTATTTATCGGCTTCGAGTTGGATTATGATACAAATCCTGCTCAGTGACAATTCTAAAACGCATGCCGTAATTTTTACAAAAGGCTTGAGCTGCTGTCCATTTAGCCATATTCAGTGCTACCGCAGCACGGTCTCTGGTACTTTTAGCATTTTCCAAAGCAGTTTCTTTAGTAGGTTTTATTTCAACTACTTCGCTGTGTTTTTGACCAGTGCGGTCTACATAGACCATCATAAAGTCAGGCACATATATAGTGTTCTTGCCTGTAAAAGGATTACGATAAGGAATCATAAAAGGCTCACTGGCCCACTGAATCACGTTAGGGTTATTGTCGCAAAAAGTCATAAAGCTGAATTCCCAACTGCTACGATAAGTAGGCTCTTTGCGTCCTACATACTTTTCACGATTTTTTACAGTGTATTTGCCTTGGGCGTATTTGCTCATGGTAAAATACTGCGTTGAACATACTTATTAGTCTTAGGTCTATTGCTAATACCTAAATAACTAGTGCCAACACGATTGAGATTGAGAAACATAGCAGCGAACCCAGTAATTTCTTCTTGGCTCATATCCTTAAAACGATCCAAAATTTCCATAGGGCTAACTCGCTGCGCCATACTGGTATATACTACGCTACTTGCTAACAATCTTGCTGATGCTAGGTTTTCTGTAATACGCTCGAAATAAGATATCACGGCTTCATCAACTGCAGGACTAATAGTAAACCCAGGTTGGTAAAAGTTATTGAAAAAATCTTGTGACGATGAGTCTAAATCACCGCGCTTGCTAACTGTGGTTAGATTGCTGGACATATCACGATCCACCTAGAGTAGATAATTTGGTTTTGATTGCTGCTTGTTCAGACTGTAAACTAGAGATTTGGCTTTGTTTTTGTGTAATTGAAGCTGTAGCAGCATCTCGCAATACTGTGGTTTGTGTGACTCTAGCTTCGAGTTCGGTGATTAATCTATCACGCTCGGTGCTTACCGGCAAAGCTCGAGCCGCGGTCAACCTAGAATTTAAACTGCTGAGTTGACCATTGGCCTGGCTTTGTTGTTCGCCTGCATAGCCAAGATCTTGATTCAAGGTAGCAATGGTTCTATCAATACTGGCAATTTGTCTTGTACCTACATCTCTGCTTAAATTGTTATTCAACAAAGATTGTGGTTGTGGTATTACTGCGTCTGTGGCCTGTTGATCAATGCTGGTATTGTTAGTCGGCGCTGTAGCCTGAGCACTGGTCCCCGGAATTCTTGGTAATGCTGTTGAGTAATTGCTAGGAGCCCTTGTCACTGTGCTTTGTACAGTAGGATTGGCTCTATATCGGCCACTGATTTGTGTGGAGTTTAATAAAATAGCAGCACCTGCTAATTGTGCCACACTGCCAACTTGACTGATCCCTGTGTATTTGGTAGCTCCGTCTATGCCTGCCACTGTGGGCACCGTGTATCTACCAGATCCTGAGCCATTGACTGCTTGACTAATTTGACCAATCACTGCCTGGCTAGCACTTTGTGTATAGATACCAGTTAGTTCAGATACCAAGCTCTTTTTCAAGTTCATGCTGCGTGCTGTGTTGATGCCTCTGGCAGTTTTAAAAGCTGCGGCTAAGAAGTCACCGCGCTCAATGTCTCCTAGCACACTGCCGGCAGTAGACAATAAACCGCCTGTGCCAAAAATACTTTTAACTCCGCCTACCTGTTTCAATGGGCTTACACGAGTGTCATAGTGTAAAGTAGCAAATCCGTCAACTTCTTTGCCCACTGATCCACTATTATAAATCACGTGCTCGTATTCAATGGTCATTGAGTGTTCTAGTGTGGAAGTAGTATTGGAGTAGTCATGTTGTCCATGACGAAACTGTCTAATAACAGGATTGATTAATATGTATTCGCTGAAACTTTTTTGATGTAAACTGTAAATTCTAATACTTCTTAGGTATGGATTTTGTAGGCCAGAGCTGCCTTCTCTACGTGGCATATAACCAAAGTCTGCCACAGTTTTTGCGTCATACTTGTAAGCGAATCTATAGGCCAGTCTATTAGGCGCATCTTTAGAACCTGTGTCGCTGTTATGCCCATAATCGGTGTCTCTATAATAATGTCTATAGTAGTCATACCAAAAGTTACGTACTACATTGGCACTGTCATCATGAAACACAATGGTAATAGGATCATAAGTGATTTTATTTTGTACAATGTTTGGTCTATTGTAGGCATTGTGTGTTTTAAGTTGTACAGTGTACTTGGGTAGCTCGGCACTTTTAACCAACATGCCTAGTTCCTGCTTGGGCGAACGTTCGGGGCTAAGATTGTTTAGTTTAGGGCTGTCGTTGAGATCAATGAACACATGAAACATGAACCCAGTTTTGGGCATGAGTCTGTAATTGCTGCCAACAAACAATCTACTGGCATGATCCCAGTCTTTAAGCGTGTCAGGCGTGGCTATTTGTTTTAAGGTAGTACCTAAAAACTTTACAGCATCAGTGAAAATATTGGCCATAATCGTATTTAGCCATAAAAAAAGGGCCCTGAGGCCCTTGTTTTTGCTGTCTTAGTATTAGCCTGTTGCCACTGAACCTAAAGCACGACCAACATTGGTTCCAACACCAGTGCCACCAGGACTTTGTATAGCATTGTCAAAGCGTATGCTTAACTGAATGGTCACAGGATCATTGTTCTGATAATTCAATTCCTGATAGTTAGCCTGTTGAATGTAGCAACCAGCCAATTCCCAAGTTTCCAATACCTGTGGTTCAAACGCACCATTACCACCGTCGAGTACTTCGCACTTGACTTGGAATTTAGAATCAATACCAGCAGCAGCCGAACTTTGCTCATAGAAATCAAATTGTTTCTGTAACTGCTCACCAATCAATCTGCTGACCAATCCACTGGCATCATCACGCAATGTTACACTGACATTTTCCCAAGTTGGCTTACCTGCTAATTTAACAATACTGTTGTAAACATGAATATCAATATCACCAAAGTTCACAGTAGGACGACTAAAGCTAGCAACCTGCTTGGTTAATTCAACTGAATCTGCGCTGATTCCTAATCCAATAAAACTGGCTCTGAAACGATATTGTAATTTGGGCATCAACAAACCTTGAGTA